GCAAACCCTACAGAGCTTGCTATCCCTTTCGATCCACTAGCCTTTAACATGGACGATTTGCTCAACGGTGTAGAAGCCAGGTACCCGACGATTAAGTTCCCTCAAGGAACAACAACAGTGTTCATGGTGGATGGCGTTGCCCTCACTGAGCTTAAAGGCACCATCCTGCACCACCACCGGACAAATGCTTATTACAAAGTTCCGTTTGCTGATAAGAAGCCGGAGGATGAAAAGGCACCGGATTGCGCAAGTCAGGATGGCGAGACAGGGATTGAGCGCATCACTGGCAACGAAATAGAGTGTGAGACATGCCCTTTAAACCAGTTTGTTGACGGGCATAAGGCGTGTACAAATCGAATCAGAGTGTATTTCTGTCCGGCTGGGCAATCAATGCCCTACATCTTGGATGTTCCACCCACCAGCTTAAATGCATACCAAAGCTTTTTAAATGCGTTCATCGGTCGAAGAAAGAACCCGTTTCAATTTCAGGCGACTGTCACGTTGTTTCTGGGTAAGTCATCCGGCGGTGCAGAGTTCTGCAAAGCTAAGTTTGAGATTGGTCCGGAGCATGAGCGGGATGCAGCGATTGATTTCTATAGTCAAAAGATGGCCATCAAGCAACTCCTATCAAACGGTTAAGGGGGTGAGCCGATGGCTGCCTATGACGCGCTACACATTAACTGGGTAGATGTTTTCGCTGCCTGGGGCAAGCCTAAAAAATCAACCGGAGACAACTACTCTATGTCGTGCCCGATACCTGGGCATGATGATAAACACGCATCATTCACCTTCAACGGTAAGAATGGTATGTGGCAATGTCGTGGAGCCTGTCTTTGCACTGGCAACGGGCACCAGATATTCGAGAAGGTACTTAATCTCTCTGCAGGTGATGCATTTAAACATGTTATGGCGCTTGGTGGAGTCATTGACGAGCCAAAGAAAAAGAAGAGTCGTTCCGCACGTGAAGCACTCTCCCTGACTGGCTACTCCAACATGAAGAAGATACCACCAGAATTCCTCATGTCGCTGGCGGTAACAGACAAGGTGCATCCTCAGTGGAAACTACACTGCGTTGCCATGCCATACATGAATCCGGAGGGTGTCGTTACTGCAGTTAGATACCGGACTGAAGGACGGCCCAAGTTTGGGTGGGACGAAAAGAATGTTGTCTCTCTCTATGGCCTATGGCTGGACCTAAACAAGAACTCTGAGAGCATCGTCTTTGTCGAAGGTGAGTCAGACTGTCATACCTTATGGCACCACCGAGTTCCGGCATATGGTGTACCCGGAGCAACGGCATTCAACAAAGACTTTGTAAAGGTTATACCGCACGTCAAGAACGTGTATGTATTAGTCGAACCACCGGACGAAAAGCAGGATGCCGGAGAGCATTTCTTCAGGGATATTGCCAGTGCTGCTTGGGCGTCTGATGTAAAGGTATATCGCCTTTCATCGGCTGCAATCGGATACAAGGATCCTTCCGACATGCACCTGCAGTGCATTAACTTTAAAGAAAATTGGGACAAGGTGATGGCAGGAGCCGTGCTGGTGGAGCGCAACGAGCTTGCACGCAAATCACACGACTGCCCTGTTGCCTTCAACACGCCTAACGGCTACACCTTCACCAAGCGTGGCATCTACTGCTACGACGAGGACGGTAGCGCAAAGCTGGTAACAAGCACACCTATCTGCATTGACGCTATCCTCACGGATGATTCCGGCTTAGAGTATGTACGACTTTGCTTCCGGCACCATATCAAAGGGTGGATATACACGACTGTGAAACGAGGGGATGTCGTGTCCGGACGCAAGATACTTGAACTCGCTGATAGGGGGCTTGACGTGTCCGAGAGCAGTTCAAAGCGATTAGCCAACTTCATGTGTGACTTGCTCCGTTACAACCCTGAGACGCCTTACAAGACGCAGTACCAGCGCGGAGGGTGGAGCAACAACATGCGTGAGTTCGTGCCACTCAAAATGTCAGCGGATGCGTGTGTTGATACTAACCTGTTTGCCGGATATGAAGCATCTGGAGATATTAGTACGTGGGTAGCAGGAGCGGTGGACGCGAGGAAAAACTACTTTGTTCGCGCGGTCATGGCTGCGTACGCATCCAGCGCACTACTCAAGATACTTAACCTGCGCTCATTCTTCTTTCACATGTTCAACCATCAATCCGGGGTAGGCAAGACCTGCGCTCAAAAGCTGGCCTGTTCCCTGTATGGTGATCCGGAAAAGGTTATCCGGACATTCAATTCGACCATCACTGGATTAGAAAGAGCAGCAGCGCAGCACAACGATATCGGCTTATGCCTGGACGAATATCAAATGCTCAACGAGTTTGAAAAAGAGAAGTTTGTTAATGAGATATACAAGCTCATTCAAGGGGTGTCAAAGGCACGTTCGAACGTAAGGCTTGAGAGCGTACCCGTCGATTCATGGCGTTTATGCTTCGTTACCTCCGGCGAGTTTCCACTCACGGACAAGAGTAACCTGCAGGGGATCCGAACACGTGTACTAGAAGCCTATGGCGCACCGTTCGAAGACCAGAGCAAAGCGGATGCAATGTACGCTATGCTGTCGGATAACTACGGTCACATAGGCCCAATCTATATTGATTATGTGCAACGCTTCCGGGGTCAAATCAAAGAGAGATTCAAGGTGCTCAACGAGCAAGTGAGAGAGCATATGAAACGTTATAGGGGAGCTGTTAACCAACACACAGCAAACTTAACAGCAATAGTTCTGGCTGACGAAATATTATCCATGCACTTGAGGGAAAAGCCTAGCAAGCTATCTGACTTTCTGGACGCCATCTACGGCTACGAGGCTATCAAGGTACCCATCATAGAGCAGGTGCCTGATGCTTTTTATGACTGGCTAGCAAAGAACTCCTCACGGATTCCGTTCATCACAGAAACCGGTACCGTGAGAGATTTGCTTGGGTGGACCGGGGATTCTCATATATTCTTGATTAACAGCGCATTCGATGCGTTCGCTAAGGATATATGTTTGAGCCGGACAGCAGTGCTCAGCCAGCTAAAGGACTGCGGAATTATTGAACCCGGCACATCAAGACACCCAAAGATGGCCGGACATGTGGTGCGTGGACACAGAGTCAAATTTGCTAAGGAGGTTAACTAGGTGCCAGACATTGATTATCTTTTAAAAAAGATTGTAGACTATAGGAGCCAACCGCTCGAAGGAATGATAAAACACCAGGAGTTATTTATTGACACCATCCTAATGACCTACCTCATGGCTTGCTTTGAGAGTAAGGAATTAGAAGACCTTTGCCATTACCTGCTACCTATGGAGCCGGAGACGGACGAGGACATTGAGTATATTATGCAGCTTGCCGAATCAGGCTCAATCGTTTGGAAGCACAAACACCAGTACTTTAATCCGGACAGAGTAAGACTTTGCGGTTGGATTGTTAACAACGATGCACGGCGCAAGCACGCACAAGTCACTGTCTCCGGCTGGATTGAAGACAAGAAGGCTGGTAACTTACCGGAGGGAGGAGAATTTTAATGAATGACAACCATGTAGCTACGCGACAACCGAAGCAGTTAAAGAAATACTTTAACGCCTTTGAGCTTGAACTCATCACAACACTGCTTTGCCTTGGGGGGTACGTAGAGAATAAGGTGATTGGCCTGATACCCAACACCAGTCTCTATAATCAAAAGGAGCAACGGCACTTGCTAGCGGCAAGCTACCACCTTTCAGCGGCGAATTACGAACTGCTCAGCCGGATGGATAAGACGCAAATCCAACGCGCTGTTAAAACTCTCGCTGAATGCGACCTCGTTTCACTGCCCAAAGGTGACATAAAAAAAGTTCGTGAGGAACTTAGACGCCTGGACAAACTGCAAACGATTGACCGCGCCTTGCTTGAAGAACTATATGTCGGAATCTCCGGCGCTACCTGTCAAGGGTGCACGATTAAAGACCACCACCGATGCAAGCTCAAGAAAGCGCTTATCATGGCTGACGCGCCCATGTATGACGAGTACGCAACAGATAGATGTGGCTACGCCTTTGACGGCAACACAGACAGAGAAGAATTTTTATTGGAGGTATTGGAGGATGAAGATACAAAAGATATATAACACGGGTCTAGTGTACATAAAGAAAGATTTAAGGCACTGTATCGAAGGGTATGAAGTGGAGGTTCATGGAGTGCCGGGGAACGTGCTTATCAAAGAGGCCGGAAAGACATCTTGTGTGTTCTGCGGAAGTGAAGATTATTTATTTACACACCGACACGCTGCACTGTGTAAGGAGTGTCTTTTAGAAATGCACGAGGGGATTTACAACACTGAAACAGACGCCATGATGCAACGACTTGAGGAGGTCGAGCATGGAAAGAACACCGCAACAACTAGGTAAGTGGAGAAAGGCTAAGGGTGGAGCCGGAGAAAGGGAGTTGAAGAAGCTTATTGACTCCTACGGTTTCACAGCGGAACGAACGCAGCAGTTTTGCGGTAAGGGGTCCGACTCAGCCGATGTACGCTCGAACATACCAGGACTATATATCGAGAGCAAGAGATATGCCGACGATGTACACAACAAGCACACAATGATCCACTCATGGCTTGAGCAAGCAAAGATAGACGCTAAAGGCAAAGCAACGCCTGTTGTCTTTGTCCGGAGTGATAGACAAGAGTGGTTCGCGTACTTGTACCAAAACGCGAGAGTGTGGGACATCGTTACGGACAGCGTAATCGTTACGGACACCGTAATTGTCCGGATTAGAGCTAAAGACTTATTGGACGCACTAGCTAAGGCATTGCAGTGCCCACGATGCAAGTCTGTTATGCCGGAACGCAGGTTCATCTGCGAAGATTGCGAGGAGGAATTGAAAAATGGCACTACATCTTGCGATAGTAACATTTAGTTGCGTGCTCGGGCTAGGAGTAGGGCAATACTTGTTTAAACGGTCATGTAGCCAATAACAAAGGAGCTGAATGCATATGTACTTTCATACACCATACTCTTATCTAAACTATTTAACGCCAAACGCATTCAGCCGTCCGGGGAGGAATAGAAAATTCACACGAGGCATTGTGTGGCACTGGGTCGCGAACGCAAATACCGACGAACGTATGAACCGGAACTACTTCGAAGGATTGAAAGACCAATCTGGGGTCGGCACGTTAATTTATGCAAGTGCCGTATCTATCATTGGTTTCAAGCGCATCATCTGCAACATGGCGGACAGCGAGGAAGCCTTTCACGTGGGCGCAAACAACTATACGGAGGTCGGGAAGCGCTTAATGGAGGGGTGCCGGAATCCGAACCAGTCACTCATGGGCGTAGAACTGTGTCATCCGGACTGGACCGGAAAACCCGACGACCTTACTTACAAACTGGCCGTGTCCTGGGGAGCCGAAAAAGCGACAGCATGGGGCTTGAATCCGTTGACCGACTTCTACCTACATGGGGAAGTTGTCCTGGACAAAGATCCTGCGACCGGCAAGTTATCGCCAAGAGGATGTCATAGGTACTGGATTGACAACCCTCAAGCATGGGCTAAATTTAAGAAGGATGTTGTTGACTACCAAAACAGCCTTAGACCTAAGACTGTTGCCGATCAGGAAATGTGGAAGCACGACGCAGTTATGGGGATGCACGAGCGCGAGTTAATAACCTCCGTGGATTGGGCTAAGCGATTCAATGAGCCATCACCGCTTTGGTTTGATGCCGTAACAAACAACAGGTTATACGATAAGATGCAAGATCAAATTGACGAGCTACACAAGCAAATAAATGAGTTAAAAGCAGCGAAGTAAACGCAAAAAAAGCCTCCGGAGGTGACAGCTCCTAGAGGCTTTTTGCTTGCGCTTGAGCCAATTAATTATAACACGGCTAACGTTGCTTGTCTCGAAGAACTCTCGGTCTGCTTGAGCAAAACTCAATGCTCTTTGCCATTTCTACGGTTGACCTAGCAATATTCTCAACCTGCTGCACCATTAGCTCCATGTTCATCTTGTTCTGGTCAAGGGTTTTGACTATACTTTGATGCAAGAAGTCCTCACGCTCTTTAGCTGAAGCTTGCATGTAGACTATCAGCTTTGATATCAGCGTAAATAGTGCGGCAATCGCTGTAATCAAGATGCCCAAAAACCAATAGAACATAGTTATCAAAACTTCAATATCGTGCGTCGCAATAATCTTTTGAGTCAAGTCAACTGCGTTGTCCATCTCACTCTCTCCCTTGTAAGTAACTGTCCTTTAACAGCGATTCAATGTCGGTGTATATACTGCTTATCTCGTTCGCACGTTCCACATCATCCATCTGGTTATAGTCACCGGAACTCATGAACTCTTCGACAGCTCCTTTAGCTAGTTGACCATAGGCCTTTTGATATTGTACCCTTTCTTCCGCTGACATGCTATAACTTTGGACAACTTTGTTTTTTGTTCTCTTGAGTTCAAAGTCTTGATAGCGTGGGAACTGCTTTGTTTCTCCGGACTCTTTGTACATGCGCTGCAACTCAGTATCTATATACTCCGGCTTAGAGTTACGGATTCTTGCCGGAGATAGCCAGGTCTCGATTAAGCTTTGCTCGGGTACTTTCTCTCCCCACGTGTCCACCTTCTCAGGTAAGCCCAACCTTGAGAATGAATTAGTTCCTTGAGTTAAAGGCAACATCCTTTGCTTCATGGGGTTTACGCCGTGCTTCATGATGCTGTTAGGGTCGTCGTTCTCGCGCTTGTTAGTGTCGAATGTTTTACCAAGCGTGCTCTGCATCCCACCTAGCGGAACAAACTGGCTGAACGCTTGAGCGCCTATTTTTGTTGCGTTCTCAACGACGTTGCTATTACCAGTCGAAGAGTAACCACCAAAGAGCCGTTGGATTGTTTGCAACATAGCTTGATTGAACAGAGTGTTAGCCCCGGTGCCGACCGCATTTAAAACCGCGCTGTCCTCCGGAGTTCCGTTTTGCCTGTTCTGTTCATAGTCTGCACCCATGGCAATAGCTAGTGCCTCCGGCTGCATCCAATCGTAAGGAACCCATGTATCCGTGCCGGGTACCTTCATGGTGTAAAACCCTGTGTTCATCTGCTGGTCAGCGTGCACGCGTGCGTCTTTGTCATTAGGTATGCCACCTGTGATATAGCCGTTGCGGTACATCCAGACACCGACATAGAGCGAACCCATGCCCGTTACAGTGTCACCTATGTAGCGAGTGAACTTGTACTGGTCAAACTCGCCACCTTTAGACGCAAGGTTTAACGCTTGCTTAGCAACCTTCGCCACGCCGCCAACAGTATGATCCCCTGCCCTTGCTGCAAGGTTTGATGGAGTTAGTACGAAAGGCGCACCGATGTTACCAGCACCGAACTTTTGACCAGCGCTTGTGATGTATCCGCCTTTGTTCACAGCCCTTCTCAGGTCCAGCATAAGCTCACTGAACTTATTCAAATCCTGGAATGTTCTCTGCAGCCCGATTTGACGAGCTTGTTTATAGACGGCATCCGGAATCTCGATATCGTACATGCTGACACCTTTTTTAGCTTCCTCCGACATAGCTTTGTAGGCGGTCTTTTGGTAGCCATGAATCACTGTGTCGTAGTGCATTTGATAGAAAGGCCGGTCACCAATCTTGAGCGCGGTTTTGACTACCTTATCGGTGCCGGAATACAGTGAGCCGATTACCCTTTTTGATTTCGCCACCGGATATTTAACGGCAAACGTTGCCATCTCTTTCGCTTCTTTCAAGCTGCCCGGGAAGGTTGGGAGGTCAGCATTCACCCAATCTCTCCATGCGTTTTGTACGTTCGTGTCAAACTCAACAGCCGTGCCAGCAGGTGACGTATCAATCCCAAGCGCTGAGTCTTCGAGAACTTCATTCACAGCCCGGCCCATGGATGTTTTTGCGTTAGGGTTGGCCCTAAAGTTCTTTCTTTTAGTCGCGAAGTTATAAGTAGCTCCAACACCTTCTTTGAGCGCTTTGTACGGATTGTTATCTGCAAGTTGTGGTAAGTACTGCGTCTTCTCAGAGCTTAGCTTCGACAGCGAACCTCTAAGAAGTTTATCAACCCAAGTGCCTTTTAATTTGCTTGCTCTGACTAAGATGTTATCCGCTACAACGGAGATCGCCTGTGATGGAGCAACCCAAAGCGCGTTGTAACCAACGTTGCCATAAACATTTTTCTCTAGCGAAGTCGGATTAAGAAGCAGGTTAACGCGCTGGTAGCTTCGCAGTTTATCCCCGACACCTGGCAATACATAGTTGTCCAGTATTTTTTTATACTTAGCCAAAACAACTTGCCCCGGTCGGTCGAATTGCTGCGCTCTTGTTAAGCTATGGAACTCGTCGTACAACTTCACTATCGCAGTTGCATCCTCCGGCAATAACTTATCACCAGCGTTCTTGACGCCAGCGTTCACCCACTCGTTCGGCTTATGGCCTGCTTCGAGGAGTATCTTTTTAGCAGCTTCAATCTGCTTGTTCCCCATGCGCAACCAACCTTCAGGGGAAAGCGTTTTGAATGCTGATAGCATCTGAACGCCTCCCCCGGTTGCCGCACCTTTTTCGGCAAGCATTATGATGGTGTCATTAGCTGCAGCAAAGTCACCCGCTTTCATCTGCTTTACGATGATTGCTTGTCCGAGCGCTGCCATGTCCTTATTCAGGGTATCGCCGGATGAAGTGAATTTTGATATGGATCCACTCAAGTCAGCTTCGACAGCTTCCCATGCTTTATCCCACGCAACCTTCATTGGCATCGGCATACGCCGTGGCATGTGCTGTGCAAAGTTCTCAAGCACTTCTTTCGCAGTCAGGTCACTGCCCATAACGGAGTTCTCAATAAACTTGAGCGGCTTTCCTGCGAACTTATCTGCAAAAAGTTGCAGGTTGAGTGGTAATATTTTCGTGTTAAACGTCTTCACTTTATTTATCTGCCCAAAGGACAAACCCTCATCGTAAAACTGGTTGTACCATTGTGCTGCTTCATCACCCGTAGCCTTTTGAGTAATCGTATCGTCAAGCACAGCACCGGGGAATTGCTTATCCACCTTTGGCTTTGCTGTCGGAGCTTCACTCAAGCTCGCGGATAAGTCAGAACGCCTTATGGTTGAGGTGGTATTTGCGCCGGCTGGATTAATCTTTTGCCGGATAGACGACTCCATAGCCTCGCCGTAAGACTCCTGCACTTTATTAGCAATGCCAACCTCCGCATCAGTGCTGTAAGGCGTTGGAGGAAAGGATTGCGCATTCTCCGCTGAAGGAATAATCCGTGGGGTCGTGGTCGTCGGAGGTTCACCACTCACGTTCACTGCCGGATCAACAGTTGCACGCGCCCCAGGATTAAAATTTTCAAGGTCTCCATACTTTTGTTTAATGACAAACTCCTGCTCTTGCTTTGAGAGTTTCCCCCATAGCTTAATCAGGAAGTCTTGTTCACTGGCTCCATACGGCACATCAGGCCCTGCAAACTCCTTTACGGCTTCTAAGTATCTCGCCGGAGGAATAGACTCAATGTTGCCTGTGTTAAAGCGTGCTCCACCCATCGGAGAAATAAAGCCATCGCCCTGTAGTTTAGGTGCTTGAATTTGCGGTTGGGCAACTGACCGCACAGGTGCCATTGGTTCCGGTTGACCAAATCTACTCAGAGACTTTGTGAACGCATCATCACGTAAGGCTGAGGTTCCATGACCACCAGGCATTTGAATGTCAGTTCGTGGCGCATTGACTCCCCCAGCCGGAGTATCAACTCCTCGCAGGGAATCCATGAATGACTGTGATTTTTGGTCCGGCCTGTTGTATCTGCCCAACGAGCGCACAAAGGCGTTCTCTGTTGGCTCAGGAGTTAAGGTATAATTCTTGTTACCCGAAGTGACGCCATCAAGCAATTCTCCTTTGAGCTTTGCAAGGGCTGTTGTTGCACCCATCGCTTGAGGTTGTGGGATGTCAAGACTTGGCATGGCACCGGGTCCGGAGTACTCAGGCATACTAGCAAGGATGTGCTGTGCCTCGGGCATCTCTTGGATAAACTTCTCTACTGCATCCTCGGTTGGCTGTAGGTTGCGCGAGGATAGCCAGTTGCCAAACTTAGTTGTCAACACCCCTAACCCAGCGCCCATGCCAGCCCCGAGCGCTGTAGACGCGCCCACGCCTTCAGTGAGTGGTCTGTTGTTGTTGGCGTTATCTATCATCTGCATACCGCCACCGTAGGCAGCGCCCTCAGCGCCCATTAAACCAGCTTTGCCAGCCATCCCAGCTTTAGCAAACGCCCCAGTTTGACCGACTCCAGGAGTGACAGCCATAGAACCAAATAAACCTGCAGCTTTACCTGCGAAACTTGATTTCGGATTAGAGTCTGACAAAGCTTCTCTGATCGAAGCTCTTTGAGAGCGCTTCTCATCCATCACTTCTTTCCCACGGATAAGCTCCATCAATTTTTCCGCTGCAGCATTACCAAGCCCGGTAAGCGGATCCATTGAGTTAAACCCTTCGTTAAACGCTCTCATAGGCCGTGTAATAGGGTCAATGTAGCGCTGACTGAATGTCGGCATCTTTATTTCCCCGAATTGCGCTTTCTTAGTTTCAAGCTCTTTATTACGCTGGAAGGTTTCAGCTTCTTGTCGCGCTGCAAAGGCGTTGCTACGCTCAAGAGAACGGGCATTCTCAGCAGCCATTCTCCGTCGCTCACCTTCTTGGGAACCCATGGTTTGAAGCATCTGAATCAAGCCTCCGGGATTATCCCCGGAGCGCCTTTCTTGATACATCTCATACGCTTTATTGGCGTTAGCCTGAGCGCGAGCCGCAGCAGCTTCTTCTTGCTGTCTGCGCCGCTCTTCCGGGTCTTCGCCTTGACCAAGGCTTGGTGTTAGGTCAGACAAACTATTGCTGTAGAATCTAATAGCCATTAGTGGCCACCTCCAATCGCTGAATTGTTAGAGCCTCCACTAACTTTAAATTGCGCCATTTGAGCTTTGACGCCATTAACAACAGATGGTGATACGTAGTCGGACGCCTGAAGGTTGTCGATGTAGTCATTAGCTTGCACGTATGACTCCGGCTCCATCCTTATCCTTCCGTCTCCGTCCATGTAACCAAAGTGGTCTGCAATATTACCAACTAAGATTGAGGATGTAACATCCCCGTACTCACTCTGCTTAACTCTCGCTTGAAGCTCTTTCGCTGCCAACTGCATTTTTTGCTGGTCCAGTGCTAGCCCTTGAGCCGCATTAGAAGCCATACGTCCTTCTTTCTGCTGGCTTAACGACAAGTTACCCTGCGCAACGCCTAGCTGACCTTGAGAAACGGCAAGCTGTCCACGCGAGACTTCCATTTGCGTTTTAACTGCCAAAATATCTGTCTTCAATTCCTCCGGCAAGAAGCTATTCCGGATTTCCTGCTCCACGATTTCTAACTGGCCTGACTCAAGTAACTGCCGGATTTGCTCAAACTCCAAGCGTTGCTTCTCCGGGAGAGCTTCAAGGTTAATCTTGTTAATCTCGTTACTGATATCCAGTCCAAGCTGTTGTTTCTCTGCGGTCCGGCTGTCAGTGGTCCGGTACTCATCCCCGTATTGCCGGAGTAAACTTGGTGAGCTACGGAGTTTGTCTAACCTTGCTGCTTCTAACTCCGGTATCATCGATTCTTGGTAGGTCATTTGCCCGCTCTTGACAAGTTGTTCACGCCTGTTGATTTCGGCCTGATAGTCACCGGAGTAAGGTGTAACCTTGTTGACATCATACTCTTGCATCATCTTATCGACCGGGAAGACATAGCCCATCTCACGGTTTGACTGGAACTCGTTCTCAAACTGTCGTTGACGCTCAACTCGGTCTGCTTCCGTTTGACGCAGTGCCATATCCTGCATGAATTGGTCTACGTTAATATCTAGCCTGCGGTCTTCTCGTTGATTCCCTATTTCGTCCTGCCCTTTGCCATAGTTGAATTGCTCATTGTCAAAGCCTCTATCGTAGAGAATCGAATCCATCCTGGCATTCGCCTCTGCAAGCCCAGCCGTTGTCGTATCAGCGTTGAACTGTAGTTCTGCGTTTTTGTAGAAATCAAGCATTTGGTCCCGATAGGATTGATACTTGTTCTCGTCTTGTTGCTCCTTTGAACGAATCTGCTCTTGCATTGCTGACAGGTTGATATCCGTCAAGCCGGACGCAAGGGAATTGTTAAACGCTTTCTCAGCGTCGAACTTTTGGAAGTCATAATCCTTTGTCATTTCCTCTTGTTGAGAATTGAGCGAACCCATAGCCCCTTGCAATCCCTGTTGATTCATCAAGTTAGCTTGTATCTGTGAACCTGTAGCGCCGGTGTTAGAGATGCCACGGTCAGCTAAAAATCTCTGGAAGTTGCGTTCGGCAATCGCAGCGTCTGAGGAAGTCATTTGCCGGGCTTCATCAAATCTTGGTTGCACTTTAGCGATTGACTCATTAATCGCGGCAAGCTGTCTGTCGGCCTGGCCTCTTAGCTTAGCTTCAAGGGCATCCGATTGAGCCTGTGCGTATGCTTGTATATCCGCAGTAGAATCGTAGCTCCTATTGTACTGCTCTGGCTGTTGCCCAAAGTTATACTGACTTTGAGGCAGTTGGTTGCTGAACTGACTCGAACTCATTCCTTGTTGCTGGTTTTGCTGTTGAGGCAACTTAGAGAAGTTGTCCTGGAGCGCACCCATATATGCCCCTATAGGCTGTACATTACTCCCTGCAACCGGAGAAGATTGGTAGCCTAATGTTTGAGCAAATTGGTTATAGTCTTTGTATCCAGCCTTTTCACTGGCTGCTTTGAAATCACTCATATTAGCCATGAGTACACCTCCTTACACGGATTGCCCGTGATTTTTAACGATAGCCCTAAAGATTATTTCCTCCAACGAGCCAGGAGTCCCGGAGCCATTAGAAACGATGCTAATAAACAAACTCGTTGAGGTAAGTTTAATAAGTATAGAACTCGCCTCATCAACCTTTTTACTTGTCAGGTAGCCGGAGGTGAGGTCGATAATTGCAGAGCCCAAGTTCCTTACTCCAACCTTTGACATAACGTCTTTAGTTGGCGCGAATGCTGAGTTGTCTGCAAAAGCCCCCAAAGATTCAGGCCCCCACACAGCAATGTGTTCATGTCCTGTGTCGCGAATTATATTTATGCTATCTAGCGCAACATAGTCGCCAACAACTCCAACGTTCGGTATTTCAACTTGAAACATAAAATCTTTTGCTGTATACGCTGTGGTGCTTGCGCTTCTTGTTATGGTTTCTATGTGCTCTATTAGCTTCGACTTAATGCCAACGTTACCCATTCTAATCATTGCTACTGCTGCTTCATGATTCACTCGTAACATCTCCTAACATCTTGTTTTGTCGAGCGGTTGTGCTGGGAATATCAAGTTGAGCACACGCGCTGTCTTTGTTGCACTATCGAGCCTTAACTCAATAGACAGGTAGTTGAATCGGTGCACTGGCCCTTGAATGTAAAACGGTGTCGGCTCGTAGTTCGTATTGAAGCTGAAGTCTTCAAAATCCATGTTCTCAAAGCTGAACAGGCTAATTTTAAAGTTACTCGTGAATAACCTGCCCTCGTTACTAGAAATCAATGCCGTCTCGACATAGGTGTTAGGCTGCGGTGCTAACGTTATGTATGCGTTGCTCATTACTTTGTGTAAGTGAGGCGCCCCGAAATCCATGTACGCAAGCCGGAACAGACATTCGAAGGAATTGCCGTTATCCGCTAGCAAACCTTCCGAGAATCGGCATATATTTCCGTTAGCATCCCCAAACAGCAAGTCGTTGTCAACGACGATGAAGCAGGTTGCCGCTATCCCGGTGTACTTATAGAACGCCTTGTGCAGGTAGTTGTGCACGAAAACAACGCCATCCGGAAAACCTATCCAGAACTCGTTCTTGTCCTTCACATGCACCATCTTAGCGGTGGATAGGTCGTAAGTAAGCAAGCTAGCCTCGACCTTTTGGCTGATACGCTTTGAGTTCGTTTGATACTCTATTGCCGTAGAACGCCAGGCGTATATGCCTTGGTCTAATGTGACAGGGCTATTCTCAATCGTTATAACTTGGTCTACAGCGGCATTGCCTACCTCTTCACTGAGGTTGAATATCGGGAACGTGGTCAAATCCACGCCTGCCACATTCACAGTCTCTTGAATCGAGTAGTACGCTTGGTCTTGCGTGAATACCTTTAGCGTGCTGTATTGGACAATCATGCCTGTGATAGGCGTTCCGTCACCCACCTCATCAAAGCTATTTGCAGGGAAATACTCTGCGCTTGGGATGCCGTTTGCTATGTCGCTCCAATACCTTCTCGCCGGAGCTAAGGGATCGCCCCATACAAACATACGGTTAGAGGTCTTCCCTGAAAACACTTGCATGTACCTATGCCCTACAATCTCAGAACGAGTGCCGTTGTCTTTGGTCCACTGGATTTCCACATTGTCCGTACCGTTTGATGGAGCAACCGTAAAGGTTACTGTGCCATTGGTCAGGTTAACAGAGTAGTCCACCGATACAACCATTAACACCGCATTCACATATACTTCATCAATGGAATCTATAGTAGTCTCAGCTACCTGGAAGGTCGTTGCGGAGCCACTGCCATTAAACGTCTGCGTCTTCTCACCTGTGAGTAAATTGACTTCATCAAACGCCGTTCCCCCACCTGTTGGAGGCGTCGAGATGAATATTTTAGGTCGATAACCCGACACCTCACTGTAGGTTGTCCCGTCATATGAGTAATAGCTAGCACCATCCCTGATATAAACCTTTGTGCCGAACTGTTGGAACGTTACATCACCTGTCGTGCTACACGCGCCTAGTAGCGTCTCTGTGAAGTCCGTCAAATCAAGGCTGTATATGCCGGAATCTGTAGCTACGAGCAAGAATAGGACGCCTGAAAGGTCACCGTACCAACCACCTCTAATAGGCTGTGCTGATAGAGCGTTCTTGACTTCCCATCCCGGACGCTTTTCAAGAGCTTGCTGAAGGTTGAGCCTCCAGTTATTCATGACGGAGGCTTCGCCGTCCTTGAGGTTAAGTGCGGATACATCAGACAAGTTCAGCCCCAAGAACTTACTTATAATTTTCGCTTGTTGTTCTCTGCGCCTAGTAATCCTAGCCATGACTCACCTACTCACTTTTATAAATCTGTCGAAATCAATCATCTTAGACTCTTTCCCAAAAAACTCTGTGCTGGATTTAATCATCCAAGTGTCCCGGTTGTTAATATCCTCCACATGACAATAAACACAAAACTCCCTAGCGTCATACCCACCGTCAAACATAGCTTCCCCGGACAGGAGGTAGTAATGTAAGCCGTCTGAGTCTTGATATGTCGGTGGCTCTCCTTTAAGCGGATAGAGCTTTTTCTTGTTTCTTTCGTAAAGAAACATCGCAAAACTAACGATAAGGATTGCTGAAAGAAGAAATACCAGATTCCGCTGCATGGTTAAAGCTTCGGTGCTCGTCTTCAATATCGACAAAGGATCCTGGCTCACGTAACCGCTCCCTTTCTTCTTCGTATTTTTCCTGAAAAAAACTGCCTGACGTCGGATCTATAAATAACGAAAACTGTGCTGCCAAAAAGTATGCCCCGGATAAAGCGGCTACGTTGTCAACGACGAGCGTATCTGTAAGCGCTGTTATCATTACTGGCGTTGGCCTATACACTATCTTCAAAGATGCGTCATGCTCGTTGTCCAGGATGAAGTTATTCCCTTGGGTGTTTAATGTAATGCCTATGCGGTCCCACTGCGAATCCTCAAGCACAATATCAATAAAGCGACAATCAGCCGGTAGCGGAATCTTGATGAATCTGCGGTACTCTGGCACGACATAATATGCGTAAGAATACAGCGCATAGTTCTTTAAAATTGTGTAGTAGTTACCTGTTATGGAAATCCTTGATGTTGTCGTTCCTGCCGGAGGTGTGACGCTTCCACTAAATCGCTCGACACCGCCTGTTAGCTTTGTGTGCGTAACTAGCACTGCCCATGCTGCGCCATCATAGGCTTCAATCGTAACAACACAAGGCGCGTCCACTTCGAACGTGTATGCTTTTACCGAGCCACTGCCAGAAACGATGAGCGAATCATCGGACATTGTTTCGTCGTCGTAACCACTAGTAATCAAGTCTTTATGTACTCGATGATTGTACTCGTACTCCGAGTATGACTTACCAAATGGGAACACTTCTTTTTGCCATAACGTCAAAAGTGACGGTGCCTCGGCATCCGTCCTAATTCTTCGCCCCGCTGTAAATGTTCCTGCGAGACAGTCTCGCATTTGCATTAAATCGTAGGCCATATTTACAATTTCACTTGCAATCATTACGTCCACCACCTAAAAAAGGGGAGCATAGCCCCCCCTATTTATCATTAGTTTGCAATAGGCTCTTCAAGGACAGAGACAGTGAGAGCGTGATCCGTCAACAAACGTTTACCGGTTGCCGGAGTCGCGGTCATTGTGATTGTTCCTGCGTTAGCCTGATACTTTGCTGACTCAAGGTAAAGCACTTGCTCCGTGCCGTCTGCGACGGTCAAAGCTCCTGCATCGCCTTTGCCAAACCAAAAACCATCCCCAACGGGAATAGCAATCGTTACGGCTCCATGGCCCGCGCCATTCTTTACAAGAATAGCTGTACGGTGGTCTCCATCGAGAGTCATTACGAAGTCTTCCGTAGCGTTAACTACAGAGCTTGCTGCAGCAGCCAGGACCAATGCAACACCTTCGTTAATCTTTCCTTGCGTATTAGTTACTGTCGGCATAAAATAACCTCCTTTTTCTTATGGCATATTAGATAGTGCTGATAGTACCTTCAGTCAAGCTCAAGCGGATAACCTCTTTCGGCCGGAGAATGTCAGCACCGAATACATGCCGTCCACGGATACCAGCGCCGAAGAAGTTTGGATGCGGATTGATGACTTGGGATTCCATCATCTGGTCAGCAAACGCAATCGCACGACCTGATAGACACATTACGTAATCCACTCCACCTGTCTGGTACACGTTGTTGGAGATATACACATCAACACCGAGCACTTTGGCATAGCTCACGCCATCACCAGCATCGGAACCGTTTTTAATCTGGAATACGATACCTGCGAGAGAGAGCATTGTCTCCATCCAAGGTGGGTATACCATCTTAATCATCTTCATCGGCACGTTGTTTTCAAGCATTACCTGCTTAGCGCGAGCAATTGTCGAGAGCACATTAGCCGGAGTAACGGTAACTGCAAACTCTTCAGGCAGTTTTTGCGCAAGTCCAAGAATGTACGTGTCGCAAATGTCCTGCAACTCATACATAGCTTCTCGCGCCTGGTCTTTTTGGATACTAACAACGGAACGCTTCTCGTCCAAGGACTCGATTTTAATACCGTAGTAGTTGTCCTGGTCAACCTTGATTACTGCGCCTGCGTCTGTAGGTTCTGTGTACGTAACACTGCCTGTGTAGGCTTGAACTGTTGGGCGATTAAGACCCGGAAATCTTACTGTGTCACCTGACTGCTTGATTTCACCCATATATTCTGTGTAGCAAATTTGAGTCGCTGCCAGATTTTTATGCAAATCGTGAAAAATCGTTGCAGCAATATGCTCAGGCGTTAAATTCTTAAAAGCCATGCTGATCACCTCTTAGAGTATAGTAGTAGTGTGTATGAGGTATTTTATTTTCTTACCAGTGCTTCATTGAGTCTTCGACTCGCTTGTACACTGCCGGATCCGTTAGCTGTTGGAGAGACATGTTCGTGTACTCTTTCTCAGTAATGAACCCACTCTGCGTTGCAGTTCCGCCAACCTTACCCGGTGCGCTCTTCTTATTTGCTTCGTTCGACGCGCGTACCGTTTTACCCTTCTCAAGCTGTTGCATCTTTGTTGTGAGTTCTTTGACGCGCTGTACGGAGTAAGCTTCCGTTAAGCTTTTACCCAACACCTTTACTTGATACCAGGTATCTTCAGAAATCTGTGAGGGCTGCACGTCCGGATGCGTTGTCATGAAGTCACGGTACATTTGTTGTTCTTTTTCTTGCGTTATTCTAGACCTTTTTTCAGCAGCTTGTCTTTGCATGTCTTGCGCAATGTGTTCCGGAATGTTGTTTTCCTGAGCTATGCGCTTAGTTTCATCTTCAGCTTCCATTCGCTCAGTCTCACGCATCAACTGTTCCGGCGTCATCCCTAACTTAGAAGCTCGCTGTTCGACAAACTGACGCACAGGATCCGTCTTGAGGGCTGATTCACGCTCTCTTCGTGCACGGTCTGCCATCATCCGATTTATTTCGTCCTGAGTGTAATACTTGCCTTTGTCAGCGGTATCTTCATCAGGCTTCGTAGAAACATCATCGGATTCGTCCTGCGACTCTTCATCGTCCGTAGTTGACGACGTATCACTATTTAATTCGTCTGAGTTATCCTGCTCATCAGTATTAGGAATTTGTGTTTCCTGACCATCCGTATCGTGGAAGTCCCCGGTATCCGTAGTTGCTCCATCTTCTCCATCGTTTTTTTGAGCGGTCAAGTCTCCGCTTTGAGCGTACATGTCAAGCATGTATAAAACCTCCGTTTACAAAATAATTATACAACATTTCCGCCTTGCTGTGAAACTAATTCTATTAATGCTTGTGCTTGTTGCTCTTGAGGGAGTGCTTTTATGCGTTCTTGCAGGTTAAGCGGTAACGATTGGAAGTACTCTGTCACTTGGTCAATCTGTGACAACTGTTGCGGTGGTGACATGTCTTCAGGCATTTCTCCGGTTGGCATTGGTGGTACTCCTTGAGGCGGTTGTGCTCCCGGTGGTGGCGCTCCCGGCTCTCCTTGAGGTGGTGTTCCTGGAGGTGGTGGTTGCTGCGGATTTTGCATTTGTTGCATTTGCATTTTTAACTGCTCAGTTTGCATTAGTGCGTTAACCATTGCCGGAGGTGGGTCTGTCTTGATTTCCTCCATCAACTGGTCACGCTTAGGCACATACCCTTCATGCGCACGGTTGAGGAATTGCGGAAGCGTTAGGTATCCGGCCTGCAACAGGTTACTGCTCGTCTCCATGGATGCAATCTGTGACCAGTGCGACGATGCGCCAACGTCAACTTTGACACGCACGTCATCAGGCATTTCTTCGATATCAAGGATGCCGGATTCCTTCTTGTCGTTATTCTCATACTTCACTTCGCGCGGTACTGTGTACCGTGTCCGTATGAAGTCCTTTTGAATCAACGCAATGTCTTCGACATATTGATACAGGTTAGCTTTGACGTTCTCAAGCGGCACCGATGACGTCTGCTGTATCGCAATAATCGCAGCAGCGTTTTCTGGTCTGACATTACCAAGTATTACGTCATTTACGCCCATAACCTCGAATGTACGGTCAATCGTGCGGTCGAATAGTTGCACGACAATCGGGTTAATTTGCGCCGGCATAACTTGCTGTACCGCATCATTTACCGGACCGTCCATCTTGATAGCTTTGCCCACACCGTTAGACCAATTCCGGATCCTGGTTGCATCATAAATTACACGCCCGAACGCGCTGTCGATTGTCCAGCGTGCGCAAATGGCATGTATTTTATTTATTACGACATTGTTAGGAATCATTTCTTTAATCTCAGAACGACCGATATAAGTACTCTTCCTTGGTGTCCACGGCATCAGTGCTACCGGGTACAAGGTGAGCTTTGTATCATACGGCTTTACAATGACAGCACTTCGGGTGTACTTACTGCTCCACACTGTTTTCGTGTCTGGATTGTAAAACATCTTTATGATATAGGTTGCTTTACGTGCAGTCTCAAGCTCGTACTTTGCATGGTCTCCGGCTGAATAGGTGATATCCTCATCCGGTCCGATTAGCTTAGGTGTTCCACCATTGGCCTCAGCTTCGCGGATAAGCTTATCAACGCTCTCTCTGCCAGTGAGGAGCACATACTCTTGATTCGGCTTTTGGTTTTTATTAATCCTGGAGTCCTGCGGTTCTGATAAGAATAGTTGCGTAATAGGAATATGGTCAATGCAGTAGTCGCCCTCGATAGGCACGCGCTTTGTTTGCGGTGTACCATCAAGCCCATACAAAGGCTCTCCATCGTCGCTGACGCTTGGCTCATAGCCATCTGACTTACCAGCAACCATATCATCGTCCCAATACATGTAAGAGACAGCTACGCCCTCAACAGCAGCAGTGTGCGTTGATTGCCGGAGGTGGGAGTCCATCTTTAGCCATTCCCACTTGTTTTTCGTGTGTCCGTTAAGCGTCTTGATAAAGTCGTTCTCTTCTTCGCTCCATGAGGTGTACCGCATCGTGATCGGCTCTGAGGCTATTGCGGAGACTTTGAAGTCAATGACTCTCTTAATGAGATTAAAGACAGGCGTGGGATGTCCACTGGACTCAAGACCACGCCAATGGTCGCCCTCGTAAAAACGATTGCATTGATCCAAATCACGATACGCCCCCAGTTGTGAATTATACACTCTTCCAGCTTCAAATTCACGCCATGCTTGCGTTTCTGCAATTTTCCCGTTACCTTTGAGCATGTCCTTGATTTTATTAATCATACTGTATCACCCATTTTCGGATGATATCCTAGCACTTGATTTAAGGCATCTTCCTGTTCTTGCGCGTACTTAATCTCCACTGCACTTGGTTCGTCACCCATCGGCTTACTAGCAACACGCGCTTTTTTAGGCGCTCCATTACTTAGATGTAACGCGCTTGCTATATGCGCAACCATCAGGATCGCATAAGCAATAATCACTAATGCTGACGCTATCAAAAGCCACACAACCACCAAGGCTGCCGAAAGCAATGTTTCCATATCATCCCACCTATCCGTTAAATTCACCCGAGAAGTCACTAAACAATTCATCTTCCCACCGTTCACCATCACCATCATGCTGTACAGCCGGAGCAAAATGTCTTACGTCGTCAACGACGGGTTCTCGCAATTCTCCCGGCCTTATGTCTTTTATCTTGATAATCGCCTGTGTTGTGGCGTCTACTATGTCATCGTTCTTACCATTAGGAAAAAAGTTAAACTCGTCAATGAAGATTTGTTTCCATGGCGCAAACTTGTAAATGTACACCGATTCAGCTTGTATCCATGGCGATACGGCTTGGAGCCTGGCAATCTTGCTTTCGGTGGGATTGTAAGCAATGACTCCGCTTACTTTGCGCCGGAGTACATCTATAATCGCGCTGCCATTCGCCTTTTCCTCAATGTACAAGATGTCGTTACGTCTACGCATTACCAGTATCGCGTCCACGGTTTCAATAAAAGTCATACGCTCCCGGACCATCTCAGTTAGGTACATTCTTCCGGAGACGCCAATCCCCCAACGCTGAATAACTATAAAGTCCGAGGTGTCCGACTTCTTGAATGCGGCATCTACTGACAGGCACCACCGTGTTATCGGCTCTTCTATCTTGGTGTAGAACTGCCACCACGCTTCTTTAACCATCCCACCGGATAAAGGCGATGGCTCTTGCAAATACTGCCCGGTATATCCGTACTCACCCAACATCCTTTTGAGCTTGTCTAGCGTTTCCTGCGGCTCACGTGCTGGCCATAAAACATCACCTTTCTTACGGTGTATGGTTCTGCCGGACATAGGGAATATTAAAGTACGCTCTAAGCGTTCTTCAGATGGCAACTTGACGTGTACATAATCATCAAGTTCAAGAGCTACCCCGGATACATCACCTTGGTTAAGGCGTTGCATAACGACAATAATCGCGCCCGTTTGCTTATCGTTAAGCCTCGAAGGAATACTTTGCCGGAAGTAATCGACTTGTTTACCACGTTCCGCATCACTCTCAGCGCCCTGTGGGTCATGTGGATCATCAATGATAATCAAATCGCCACCCTCACCCGTCGCGGTACCAGGCATAGGAGAAGCAAGCATCATTCCTGTTTTTGTGTTTTCAATTTTCTTTTGGGTATTCATGTCACCTTTCAGCTTTACATCTGGGAATAGCTGCTTATATAGGTTGGATTGCATAATATTACGCCTGTCGATGTTGAACTTCTTTGCGAGCGAGTCGGAATAGGAGAATGACAACATTCTCGTTTCCGGTCTTCTAGCCCATAACCAAGAGCCGTACATGACGTTTGTAAGTATGCTTTTCATACAACGGGGGGGGAGATTGAGTAGCAACCGTGTTATTTGTCCTGCTTCCACGGCTTCTAAATGCTCAATCATATAGTGCAAATGCCAATTATCCTTGTACTCCGTAGCTGGTTCAAGTACCTTCCAGAATGTTGTCTGATACGCCAACAAGGAATTGAAGCACGTGTCTCTCAGCTCACTAAGGATATATTGATTGTACTGGCTCTGTAACTCCGGTGGTACGCTATCCGGTGTTATCAGACTTCGAATTGCTAAGTGCCTCCTTTGCTGCTATCAAGTCATCATACAGCTTTTGAGTATCGCCGTTGCTGACGTTGACTTGCATAGATGAATCTACAAGGTCATAGATTTCAGCTAGCATCTTTGCAGCGTTGTTTCTGTCCTTTACCGCAGCGCGTGTACTCTTAATATCCGCATCAGTTCGTCCGTCCGAATCCTTAGTGATGACAATATGTTCATCCCGGATATCGCCGTTCATAACCTCCGTGAAATACTCAAGTACTTTTTTCTGCTCCTCGGTATATGTAGACATAGCTTCACCCCCTTTATATCAGTGTACCATAAAAAAACCCCCACACGTAATGTGTAAGGGTTTTTATTTATCGTTTTTTATTTATCGCTTATATCCCGGATGCGTGTTATTTATCGCTTCGTCAGCTTCTTCAACATTTCGCGCATATCAGGCGTCATACCGTCTTCGTAGCTCTTCTTACCTTCCTTACCTTTTATTAACCCAATTAGATCACCAACTAAATCTGACAACTCTTTTATATCGCTAGGCTTCACTTTATTATTCACTGACCTATATCTTGGGCAGGTACCTCCGACAGACTCAGGACCGCCTTCAACGGTCCTGAGCGCCTTGTTGACATCTTCTATCTCATGCATAAAGAAGTATCTAAGAGCTATCGGTTCATTATCACAGCGTTTCACGCCGTCACTAAACTTCCTGCAAACAAGCCGGAGCATCACACCAAGCATCACGACTACGTTTGCGAACTCCTTTTCTCCACTCTTTAACCTGGCACTGAATTCATCCGTCTTTATGAGACTGCGCAACCCGAGAATCATGTTCATGACATATTTAGGGATGTCGCTTAGTTGTAAGTTTACATGCTCAGCATTGAATTTATCAACCTCAATATCACCTCTTTGCGTCTGGAAATCTCGTAGTTCAAACAATTCGTTTCGGTATGCGTAGCCCAGCGCATTAATTACAATTGACAGGTACGTTTCGTACTTATTTTTGAGTTTATGAGTTCCCAAACCAATTTCATCTGAAAGCGTGGCTACGCTATCTGCAAGATTATCAAAACACTTTAGCTCGCCGGACGGTAAGCGTGCTTCGCCAGAAAGTGATGCCAATCCCGCTTTTATCTCGTGCAGTTGCAGTACTAATATATCCCCTTTAATTTCATAATTCGCCGAAATCCTCAAGTTAAAAACCTCGTTTACAAACTCCATCTCAACATCCACTGGCGTTAATTCTCCTGCTTTTATTTGGCACATAATCATTCTCCTTCCGAATTTTAAAAATTGCTGCTTAGTGAGCATACCATAATCTAATGATGTTTTTCAACATACTAAAAAGGACGCCGTTAGGCGCCCATCTCAGCAATTTTCGGAAGAAAAATTTAATGTTACAACATGCAGCTACGGCTTATTATACGCGCTTAATAGCGCAGTGTAAAGCGAAATGCCCCTGCGTTGCAGGGTAATCGCTTACCGATTAATCCCAGTTAAATCAATTCCAAGGACTTTAAAAAGAAATGTTTTATCCCATCCACACTTTTTCCGCTTAGCCGCAATGCCCAGTTTCGAGGGTTCTTGCTTGAGTAAACTCGTTGCAAGGTGCCTAAATACAGAGACGTTCTCAGCTCCACTACCTTTGCGAATCCTGCTGAGATCTTCTCGGAAGGCTACGTCTAATACCCAGTGGAGGCCGTTTTCAACAGACCAATGTCCGCGTTTATACTGTGCATACGCCTCGGCAGTACAATGTTCAATGCTACAAATATCGTAGTGATAATTTACAGTAGTTTTATCGCCTACCTGCCTGCGACTGACACACATGCCAAGACAAGATAACCCTTTGAAGTGATGATTTTGCTTGATGTATTCTATATCGTGAATCACATAGTACTCACGGATTTCCATTCGTCCATGACTGTTATCAAGTGTTCTATGATAGCGCTTTTGCTGCTTCAACAGCTCTTTTTCCTCTGGGTTTATATCGCTTATCAGCTCGTCAAACAGCAGCACTGTATCCTGGCATAACGTCTTTTGATTATCTTTTAGAGCAAGGACATAATCGGCTTCCTGCTTAATAATCTGCTCAGCTATTTTCTTTTGAGTACCCATCGCATCGATCGTGATCACTGCATTTTTCAAACAGAGTTTCTTTAACAATTCAGGTATAGCAGTTATTTCATTACTTTTCTCTTCTGTCGCTAACTGACCTAAAACAACCCTAGTTTCTCGTGCCCATGCGCTTACGACATGATAGACTTAAAGTTTCAATCCACGCACCCACACGGGCTAGTTTCTCGTGCCCATGCGCTTACGACATGCAATGCTTTTTTTCCATTAGCTTTATCTGCAGAGCCGCATAATGTTTTCCCATCGATGGCTATTTGTCGCCCAGATATTTTTGTGTCCAAGTAGGCAACCCATTCCATAAAAGCCTCATGGATTCCTTCGGGTTCCAAGCGCCCCAGTACGTCTCCGAACACATCATGGCTAGGCACACCAAACGGAAGCTCTAAAATATCTTTGAGCCATTCCTCGTTAGAGTTACCCCATTCTTGTATATCCGTGTAGCCATCGGCCCCACAAAGTGTGCCCAATACTGAAAGTACTAGGATATCAATTAGTTTATGTTTCAATCCATTTCCTGTTCTATAGTCCGGTATTTTTTCAAAGCAAGTTTTCAGTGAATCAATCATTTTAAGTCTCCCCGATGTCAGTGTATAGTCTGGTTTAGACTAATCGACAACGGATTTATTCTCAAGTAGCAACTCTGTTGGATGAATATCCATTAACGAAAGAATCGCTCGACTTCTGTATTCAATCTATCATCTAAAAGCCTATTAGAACAGGCTTTTAGAGCGAATTTCCGTAAGCGATTACCCTGCCCTGCGTTGGCTGCAAGGGCATTTCAAATTTGAAGGAGTGCAATTGGTTTAAAAATATACTAACATACTTTGTCGCGGTGTTCAAACTAGCTTATGTCACGGAGCACGCCGGATAGTGTTACTCTGTGATTTCCACTATTTTGGTGCGTTGTGTAGTAGAGAAGCTTGTCACCCGCGCTCAAGAATATTGGCGTGTTGGGTAAAGATATGATTTTCATATTAACGTCTTCACTACGGCTACTAGTCAACGCAACATTTTCCGAGCTATTAACTGCAAGGTTCATATCAGGTGATTTTATTGATGTAACATCGTTGTACGCAAAGCCATATAGATAACCAGTAAGTTCCGGCAACGCAGCAATAACCAACGTCAACTCAAGAAGATACCCTGTTGGCACAGTGTACAACTCCGTAACAAACGTCTTGTCTTGTACTCCATTAAATAAAGTCATTCTGGCATTATAATGATTTGTGTTGTAACCTGCAAGTACTACGCCGTTTAAAAGCACTAAATTAAAAGTGTTGTGTTCGTAAGTTGGACTCGGCCTTGGTGGTCCGTGATAATCGGTCAAGGCTGAAATAGTCGTGCTGGCATACGATGAAACACTAGTCCCATTATGGGTGACGTCTATCTGGGAAAGCGTGTTGCTATAGTCATGAATTAACCGAACTGTTGTTGGATTTATTACGACAGCCCCCCAAAAATTATGAGTAGATAAGTTAATAGTTCCCGTAGAAAGTGTTATTGTTGCGACAGGAACGTTACCTATGGCTTGGTACATAAAGTTACTAGTAGTCTGCCTACCAACAACGAAGAATGAAGTGTCTGTTAAGCGAACGATTACGGGTTGATACGTCTGTTCAGCAAGAGCATAGGTGACCTCAGAAGTGGATGTCGTTATCGTCATATCTGATATACTTAAGAACTTAGTGTATACCGCGCTAGCTGTAACCCACGTCGCGACTGCGCTAACAGTAGTCAGTGTAGCTATTTGATGGTTAGAGCTTTTATTGGTTCCAGTGTCAACTGCTATGAAGAACGTAACTTCCTTAAGTGTTCCCGGAAGAGGGTCAACTCCCGAAGTGTCCACCATGCAAGCATAGCCCTTATTATCCACTGTGTTTTTATAGAAAGCAATAACCCTGTCTGCATCTACATAATCACAGCCAAGAGGTACTCCTGCGGTCCCACTTATTGAGATTGCATCAGACATTGTTACATCAAGCGTCACTGGGTCTACATCTACTTGTACTGCAACAACCTCATCAACGCCGTTGTTATCTCTTATAAACGCAATAGCCCTTGTGTCAGTCACTCTACATGCACAAAGATAAGTTAGAAAGCTAGAATTTATAGATGTAAGATCTGGGTGATTGAACCGCTCACCTTGATCGGAATAAGCCCTCACATTACCCGGCTCATGTTTAAAAGCTCTAGCACTAAAGCCCCCCAATGGAGTTGTAAATACATTCACTCCTAATCCATCAGTTAAGTACACTAATTGATTGCTAGTTGACCACGCCCCAACGTAACCATCAGCATAAATATCAACCGCTACTCCGGCGGTCTCAACGCCAACAACACTATCAAATGGTAAATCTGCCATTGTTCATCACTCCTTATATTTAGTATGGTGCGCCGCCCCATGCAATCCGCTTTAGACTGTTATCTATCAGTGCCTGAAGGCCATCTACCCCCGTCAACACTGCCACTTCCTCGATAGCTTGCTGAGCTGTAGAGGGTGCGTTAGGGATGTTTGACACGCTATTATCATAACTAATGTCTGCTGATGTCAGGGAATCTACATTAGACTGCACTGCATCGACGTTACCTTGAACTGTGTCTACGTTACCTTGAACTGTGTCTACGTTGGCTTCTATATCCGTAGTGACTGTATCTAATGCTGACTGTACTGTAGAGGGCAAGCTTTTGTATGTCACACCAATTGATGCCGCCCCCTCTGCACCGCTGGTGGAGTTTTCAAGTTCATCTATTAATGATCCAAGGTATGTCTTAATATCTGCAACACCTTTGTCGAACTTAGCCTTGAGTTGTGCAGGTGTTAATCCCTCGGTTGCGTTAGGTGTATCTGATAGCTGTTGAATAGTGTCATCATCAAATACTGGATCTGTTAAGCTCATCGTTATGCACCATCCTTTCTTTCGAAATAAAAATAGCCCCCCCACCGATGACTGAGCAAAGGAGAGGGGCTACCTAGTTTTATTATAGGGCTGCTTGAATGTATTCAACTGTCAGTGCGTGGTCTGTCAGAAGCTTCTTACCCGAGGCAGGTGTAATAGTAAGAGCGAACTCACCATCATCGTTTGCATACTTACCACTATCAACCTGAAGGTAAGATGTAACACCTTGTGCTACTGAACCTGTTAGAGCTGCACTAGCCTTCCCGCCATGTGTACCAACTGCTAAGCTGAACGTAACTGTACCATTGGCTCCTGAAGCGTTAACTATCTTGATGATACCTGCTTTAGTAGTAGGTACAATATCAAACAATTGAGCTCCATCTGCAGTAGTTGAAGTAGCCGCTGTTGCTGCTGATGTTGCTAATGTATTAAAGGTTAAAGTTTTGTTTACAACTAAAAGACCCATTATAAATCACTCTCTCTCTCATATTTAGTTTAATTGAAGAGGGGACTGAACCCCTCTACTTAATTAGATAGTTGTCTCTGAACCGATTGTCAGTGTTGCACGAACCAACTCATACTCTTTCAAGATCTTAGCACCATATACATGGAAGCCTTGTACTGCTGAACCACGGTAACCTTGAAGTACCTGGATAGTTTCTACATCCATGATTTGCTGAGCGAACCCGATAGACTCATAAGAACCAGCAAGGACTTCAAATACATCAGAGCTAGACTCTGTTACTAAGTTACTTTGGTAGATATCCATTTTGATATCATCCTGTACAAATACCTCAGCCCCGCCTTTTCCACCTTTAGAACCTGAGTTAACCTGGAACCTAACTCCTGCAAGTTTAATCTTAGCGATGACGGAAGGAGGGAGAACAATCCAGGGATGGTCAACATTCTGCTCTGCAAGCTGAGTACCGATCTCAGCAAGTGTTGAGAGGATATTAGCAGTAGTGATAGTTGCAGTTACGCCGGCAGTAAGTCCTGCATATAAACCTAATACATACTCATCACAAGATTTCTTTAGTCCGTAGCCCGCACGTTTTGATTGATCCATCAACAGATTAACTCCAGCTCTCTGTTGATCCAGCTTATCTACCTTAAATCCAAAGTAGGTTTCTTGGTTGATAGGCATAGTAACAGCGGAGTCAACCAACTCTTCGTACGTTACAGTCCCACCATATGCAGAAACTGTAGGATCAGCAAGTGAAGGGAATGTTAAGCTTGCACCTGACTTAACCTTCCCTGAATATTTCTGAAATGTAATCTTATCTGTTACTAGTTCTGCCTCCAGCGTACGCAATACCGTAGCCGCCACGATGTTTGAATGGAAATTTGATAATGCCATGATAAATCATCTCTCTTCATTTATAGTACCCTGTAGAGGGCCTGTTGTTTTAGAGGGCTTAATACCCGCCCCTCTTCTGCTTATCACCATATAGCTTTTCAATCTCATCTAAGTTGTCCATAAAGAATTGTTTATCTTTACCTTCCAGATCCTTCATAGTCAGTGTCTTCTTAGCCGCCCCTTTGCTAGATACTGAACCGGGTGCTTGCTTAGTAGTATCAGGTTTCTGTGACCTTAACTGTTTCACCGCGTGGCGGGCATATAGGTCAACCAGGGATCCACCATTATCAAAGAACTTCTGTACGATATCATCCGGTACATCATCCAATGAAACATCAGGGAACTCTGCTTGGAATTCAGTTACACCTTGCCGCCTACGTTGATCCTCTGCATGTTGTGACTTTATCTGCCTAGCCTCTTGTAGCTCCTTATAGACTTCAGGGGATACACCTTCCATAGATGCTTTCTTAGTTTCATAAGCTTCACGATTCTTAGCCCGCCCCGCCCTTGCTTGGGCGATGAAGTCTTCAGGTGCCATACCAGATTCAGATACAATCTCCATAGCGAATGAATAGAGGGGGTCATCTGGTGCTTTACCCTTCTCCTTAGCCAGCCGCTTCTTAATGATTGTATTAACCTCTTCTTGGGTGAATGTCTTACCAGTAGATTCGTTCGCCCCCTCATCTGTTTCCGTATTAGTGTCATAATCCTCTAAGTCCTCTTCCCCGCCCGGTTCGGGGTCATTGTCTGTTGGTGCCTCAGTAGTAGCCTCTGCACTATCACAGATACAAGGAGTCATTCCACATCCAGTACACTTAACCGTATCTGTTGCTAGAGCTTCGAAGTCTTCTTCGCTCATATTTAATAGGTCGTCTACGCTGTAGTCTTTTTGTTCTTCCATGTAAAGCCCTCCCTTTTAAGTCCTGAGTGGACTGATGTTTTCACCCGAGTAGCCGCCCGGTCGGTAATGTTATGTACTGCTAACCCGTAGAGGGCTTTGATAAGTAAGGTGTCTTGATGCCTGATAAATAAAACAGGTGGCTTAACGGGGCTCGTATGAGGTCGTTATTGTTGGCTCGTAATATCCTGTAGTAATGCTAATGCTTCTTCAGACCCTTTAGTTTGATACACATGCATTATCTGTTCTCGTAAATCTGGGGGTAATGATTCTATTACTTGTGCTACATCAGGTGGGCCGCCGCCCGCAGGAGGTTGTTGTCCATCTACAGGAGGTTGCTGTTCCTGCATAGCTTGAGCTGCTTCTTCTTCCTCTATAAGATCATCAAGGATCCCTTGCTTATCAGGTATGAAGTTATCGACTGCACGTTCCAAGTACTGCCGCTTAGTAATGAGTTGCTTACTTATTAAGTTATCAAGTGTCTGCATTACAGAGATATCTGAATAGAAGGTTGAAGCTCCTATATCTATGAGTACATCTAAATCTAATTTCTTAAGGGTATCAGTACTTACCCCGTCCCGTGGGGCTGTATAGTAAGTTCCCATGAAGTCCAACCATATAAGGGATAGATCCTCAATGCATTGGTAGAGGGATTGCTTAGGGTTCTCTAATGGAACTGCCGCAAACCTTTGGGCGGCTACAATAGCTGAGGCATTATCAGGTCTAACATTACCCATCAATGCATCTGTTGCACCCATAGTATCAAGTAACTTGCTATAGGTGGATTCAATAAACCTCATGACGCCTGGATGCATCGAGGCTACGGGCAGCGGATAGATAACTTTATTAAGATCCTCCGCCCCACGTACCGGGATGGCTTCACCTACAAGATTATTCATTTCCTGCATAATGTCCACGTTGAACGCATACTTACCGAATGCCATTGCCTTAATCCACTTAGCCATCATTGAATGTAATTGATTTAATATATATTGAGTCGATATAACATTCTCAACAGCCCCGACCCCGCGATATGAGTTAGGCTTACTGTGCCAGTTAGTATAAGCAATGGGGTAGAGGGTTAAACCTGTATCCCATGGTTGTCGTATAATGTCACGGTCAGTAGCTTGAACACACCACACCGTTCCGCTCTCTATATAATACTTAGTGTAGAGTTGAATCAAATCGTCCTGGATGAGTAAGTCCTGGTTATAATGGTTCTCACTACTACCCGTTAATGCAGAGGTAACAATTGTTTCAGGATTCGGGTGACCATTATCTCTAGCCATTTGTCTTATGTTATAAATATGCTCTACTGAGGTAAGGATAATCCATGGCTGCCACGCCCGCCCTTCCTTATTAATGGTGGGGCTAGATGTGTTACCAAGGAATACACGGTTAGGATCTATAGTCTCAGTAGAGAAGTCTCCACTGATTTTATTCTTAACCTCCTTGAATGAGGTCTTAATGTTCGAATCCCAATAAACATGGAATGCCATATCCCCGCCAACCGCTAGTTCTTTGATGTTCTTCCTAATAAGAGAGTCCATCTTACTTGCTTCCCACCGTTTTGTTATGATAGTGTTTATTTTGCTTACCAGATTAATGTTCGATTCATCCCTTAGTCGCACTACAATTTTCTCACTACATATGAATGCAACGAACAAGTCAACTACCCGGCCCACCACATTCAGAATGATTGGGGGGAGGTTTGCAAGGTCTTGCCATTGCTTACCTAAGCATACGTCCCATGACTCTTGAAACTTTTTGTAGTAACCAGTAACCTCTAAGTACGTATGAACCTTCTGATATTCTTTAAATATATCAGTCTTATTTTTATTACCTTGATCGTTAGCGTTAAACCAATCGATGATACTCACCACCTTTTAATGATTTATGTTTTTATGTAGAGGGTTACCAATCATTAACACTTGCTCTAGGCTTTTTATTTGCTCTCGCCATTTCCTGGAACCATTCTTTACTGTGAGGAATATCTTTAGGGTTCTTCTTAACCGGGGGTACGAATGTTGAAGCAAGGAATATTTGAACCAGTGCATCGACCATGTCATCGTGCTTTACGTTAGGGAAGTAAGTTAGCTGTGATATAAATTCTTCAGGTACCGCCCCACTTAAATATAGATGACCTTGCTTGATGCGGGGGAGGCACTGATTGAACCGCTGTATCTTACTTGAAGAGGGGCTATAGCTTATGATGTTCTCTATGCCCGCCTTCCGTAGGGTAGCAATTAGTGCAGCACCATTTGCCTTCTCTTCAATAAGTATGTAATCAGGTCTGTAATTCTTTATGCTTTTAATTAAGTGCTCTGTGAGTTCAGTGAAATCAAGTTTCTTATTCATCACCCAATCAACCATGTAATCAACGTTGTTGTGTCTCGCACAAACGAATGCGTTATAGTCACTGTTAACAGACTTAGTAAAGCTACAGTCTACTGATATAACCTTTGTGAACCCTTTACCCCCCGTTTCAGGGATAGGAAACTCTGGTTCACTAAACTTAAGCCATGAACGTTGAACAGTTTGTACGTCTTCTTCTTTAGGATCTTGTAGATATTGTGCATTGAATGGGCCATCACCCATGTCTAAACGTAATTGATTAAGCTTTGATTGTGGTAATCGTATATTATCTAATGTTGTACCTGCTTTGTAAGTGTATGTCTTGCCACTGTGTAAGCTATAGAGTCTATCTATATCAGTAGTTGCTGGTATAGAGATGTGCCGCCACCCCGCCTTTTTATAATGGGCTGAGAGGTCATCAGGATGTAACCTTTGTTGAACACATATGATTACCCCGTTCGCGCTGTTAAGCCTTGAGGGTAATACCTGTGTTGCAAAGTGCTTTGTATTATCTCTGTATGTCGGACTCTCTATATGTAATGGATTCTCTGGGTCATCTAATATGATACAGTTGTGTGCTAAGATATCGTTGGCGTAGAAGTTATGGTTTCCTTCAACTTGTATATCAAAGACAGTTCTTCTTTCCGCCCTTCCCGTCTTGCCATGTGATAACACTCTCCCTTGCAGAAGAGTTGGGTGTTCGGATGTGTAGTTAACTTGTTCATTTGTCCCGTCTTTAGCCTGAACTGTATCTGACAATAAAAACAGTTGTGTAATGGATTGTGCTTCAATGTATTCACTCCCGTTAAATAACAAGTGGTCAGGGGTACATGTTAATCCTTTAACCCCGCCCAACCACGTTAATTGAATGACTTCCTTGTCATTTAAGGTTCGTGTAACTTCAACTCGTTTGAATTCATTTATTTTAGTTGTGTGATTATATGATAGTACGTAGTCTCCTACTTTAATATTTTCTATAAGTTCCCGTCCTGTTGGTGTGATGAGCTCAGTCTCTCCCACAAAGCAACTACCGCCGCTCCCCGTAATTTGTCCATTAGTTGATACTGCGTAGAAGAAACCTTGCTGGTCGTTGATTGTCTTAGCTTGTCTGTTCATGTCGGTTATACGTATGTGCGTAAAAAGCTTTTTATGTAGAGGGTGCTGTAAGATTGTTCTACGTTGGATATTAAATGTCGTTGCCAATTGAGATGCATATGATACGTTGATAACTTTCTCCCCCGCATTTTTACACGCCCACATCCAGCAAGGATAGATGACATTGATTAGGAGACTCTTTGTAGACCTTGGGGGGAGGTTGATTAGTAATCGTTCTCCCGGCCCCACGTTTTCTAAGACATCGCACAAGTAACGAATGTGCCAGTTGGATATGAAGGGAGTGTTAGGCTCAATCATCGACCACGTTAGCTGTAAGTACTTGAAGAGGGATATATGAAGATACATCATAGCACCCCCCTCTTAAGACACGAAGTCCTTATCGTCAGACTCTGATAGGAGTTCTTTTAAGACTGATGTTACATCAAGGTCAGCCCCGCCCTCGCCATCCTTAGGTTGGGCAAGCTGAATGAGTAACTTTCTATCTGATGATGCCCTGAGGGAACTGACTGCATATTCAATCGTTGCCCTTGTAACTGCTGGTTGGGCCATGAGTAATTGATGTTTACAGCTTGCTCCTACTGCTTCTAAAACTGACGGGCTTGTGGCTATCGCATGAAACTCAGTATACGCTAATGAACACATGTTTGATTTCTCAAGCACACTGCACATCAAGGAAACATCAGGACTTGATAGGATGTATATTACCTTCTCTTCATTAGTC